CCATTGCGGGTTGCTCTGGTTGCTCTGGGTCTTCGTATATTACACGATATTTGCTCATGATAAAACCACGGCACAGGCATCGTCTGCATCTTCGTTTAATGTACCAAACTCTGATGTCATTGGGTTTCTCCGTGACTATCGAATTACGTTGAGAGTTACTACACCAACATCAGCGGCGCCGCCGCCGGCCGTATAGGGTGTAACAACTCGTGTGCTGGAGGTGGTGTTGGGCGAAGATGAACCGTTGTTATACCCATTACACTGGCAATGCTGGTTGCCGTCATTATTACCGTCAGTTTTTGATGCTGCCCCTGTTGGTGCGTAGTTTGCATCCGCCATATTGGAAGAAAAGCTAATCTGGTACTTCCCAGTTCCAAGGTCTGAAATGCTGGACACATTACCATCAGCACGGATAGCGACAGTCCCTGTACCATTGAAGTTTACCCAAGCCTTAGGTGTGTAAAACGTAGCACCACCAGCGGTAGCCTCTATAAGTGTGTTTACCTTTAATGTACTCATTTATACCACCGTCCATGTTTCGCCAGCCCCAACCGTTACAGTTACGCCTGAGTTAATCGTGATAGGTCCAGCACTCATAGCGTTATAGCCGTTTGTGATTGTGTAGTTTGATGACACATAGGTTCTGTTTTCCCAGAATGGCTTACCGCTGGTGTTTGTTATCTCACCATTGAAGTCGCCACTGAAAGTTCCAGCTGGCCCTTGCGGCCCTTGCGGCCCTGTAGAACCTGTAGGGCCTTGTGGCCCCGTGTTGCCCTGTGGCCCCGTGTTGCCTTGTGGCCCGGTAGAGCCAGTGGCACCTGTGTTACCTTGCGGCCCTTGTGGACCAGTAGCGCCTGTGCTGCCCTGTGGCCCAGTGTTACCAATTGGTCCCTGTGGTCCTTGTGGGCCAGTCGCGCCATCATCGCCATCTGCACCAGCTGGTCCTGTTGGTCCTTGGGGGCCTGTGTTGCCCTGTGGGCCTTGGGGGCCAGTTGCACCAGTTGGTCCTGCTGGTCCTGCTGGTCCTGCGGGGCCTTGAGGACCGTCTGCGCCATCTACACCAATTACACCATCTGCGCCTGCTGGGCCTTGTGGTCCTTGGGGGCCTACTGGACCTTGAAGTGCAGCGTTAGCGATTGTCTGTTTTTCCCATGCCCCAGCAGAAGCGTCATACACAGGAATTAAATCGGTAGATATGGCATCAGAACCAGTTGTGAGACCTGTTAAAGCAGCGCCGACATTTGCTGTATCTGTTACGTCAGCACTAGCTTCGATACCTGCAAGTTTAGACTGTTCTGCATCACTAAATTCGTTAGTGTTAGCATTACTTTCATAAGCTGTTTTAATCTGTGCAGGTGTTTGGTCAGCTGTTGCACCAGCCTCAATGCCAGCCAACTTGGTTTCTTCAGCGGTAGTGTAGGATGCTGTAGTGTTCTGAAGGATAGTTGAGAAAGCCTGTACGTTAGTGCCTATGACCAAGCCAAGGTTCGTCCGGCTTGCAGCAGCGTCAGCAACGTCAGACAGATTGTTAGCAATAAGCATAGCGCCAGACAGCGAAGCATATGCAGCAACCCACTGACTACCCTCATATACCTTCATAACATCGTCAGTCGTATTGAAGTATAGAGCTCCAGAAACTAAAGCATTGCCATCGTTGTCTACAGTTGGGTCAGTAGTCTTCTGACCTAGATAGCGGTCATCGAATGAATCCAGTGCAGCAAGAGCAGCGTCCTTAGATGCTTGAGCAGATGATGCGGAAGATGCAGCAGCTGTAGCCGATGTCGCCGCCTCGCCAGCCTTAGTTGTCGCAGTGCCAGCGTCAGTGGATGCAGATGCAGCCGAAGAGGCCGCGTTGGTTTCGCTTGTCGAAGCATTGGATGCGCTTGTAGATGCAGCAGATGCACTAGCAGCAGAATTAGTCTCTGCGGTTTCAGCGTTGGCCTCTGCGGTTTCAGCAGCAGCCTGCGCAGCAACACTAGCTACTCGAGAGGTCTCACTAGCTGTGGCACTGTTCGCGCTATTAGTGGCGCTAGTAGCAGCATTGGTCTCACTGGTAGATGCAGCCCCCTCACTAGCTAAAGCAGCAGCAGCACTTGCAGCCGCTTCACTAGCTTTAGTTGTCGATATGCCAGCTTGAGTTGTTGAAGTAGATGCACTTGTTGCAGCGTCTGTTTCGCTGGTTGCAGCAGCTGCTTGAGATACAGAGGCAGCGTCACGGGCGGCTTCAGAGGCAGCCTGCGCTGTTTCGGCATTGGTCTTAGCAGTCTCAGCCGCGACCTTAGCCACACCAGATGCCACGTTAGACACTTCCGATGCAGCGGCGCTGGTGGCACTATTAGCAGCCTCTGTGGCGGCTGTAGCGGCGCTAGTGGCCGCAGCGTTCTTTGAGGCCAGTGCAGCGGCTTCGCTGGTGGCCGCGTTGGCCTCGCTAGAGGATGCAGCCGCCTGTGAGGCAGTAGCAGCTGTGCTGGATGAAGCAGCAGCATCACGGGCAGTCTCTGACGCTGTCTTAGCTGTTTCTGAGGCAACCTTAGCGGCTTCAGATGCAAGTCTGGATGCCTGCGAGGCAGCAGCAGAAGTTGCACTTGCTGTGGCACTATCTGCGCTCTCAGAAGCCTTTGTAGTGGCGGTGGAGGCAGAAGATGCGCCAGAGGCAGCAGAGCTTGCTGACGCAGTGGCAGAGGCAGCAGCAGCAGCTTCAGAGAGGGCCGCTGCGTTCTTACTGTCTTCGATGGCGGTTATGTTATTAGGCGCAACTGGATCAACATCTGTGTTGTCAGGTGTAACGCCAGAGCCGCTGTAGAATGATGATGATGCCATTAGTTACCTCAATCTGTGTAGGTAGAAGTGGGACGCATGACTTGAGCCATGCCAGAGGTCTCAGCGGAGTTCGCTTGGTCTTGTAGCTCTGCTAGGAACTGGCCTGACTTGGTGTCAAACAGAGGGCCACGCTCATCAAGAAAGTAATCAGAAGCATAGCTTAGAGCCGTGTAAGTCAGGAGGTCTGAGGCAATTTTAGTGATGACGTTAGTAGAGGTGTCATCAGTCAACTCATCAAACTCTCCGTAGTAGTTGAGGTAGATGGTGCCAGAGGATGGGTTTGGTGAGACCTTGATGACCTCACGTTCACGACTGAAGTACACAGGACTGCCAGTAGCGCCTGTCTTCTGGGCTGCTGCCATCTCATGTAAAGGCACTCTCAGAAGGGACACACCATCATACTGGAGGTCAATGATCTCTAGCAGGTTCGATGGTATGACTACCTGTGTCAGAGGTACTCCAGATGTAATTGAGTATGACTGCTGCTTCTCCATGCTTGGGATGCGCAGTACACGTTGGATGCGAGTGAGGGCCTGATCGATGAAGGTATCGGCCAAAGCATCGCTACAGTCGCTGCGGTTTAGTAGAGCCTTAAAGTGGCTTCTAATTTGACCTTTGTTCATTTAGGTAGTCCTCTTCTTAGCCTTTGGCTTCTTGGCTGTGAGTTTAGCTTTGGCAAAAGCAGCATCAGTGGGTGCGCCTTTGGCACCCTTCTTACGCATAGGCTTGCCGCTCTCTCTGCGTTTGTGGATGTTGGAGTAGAGGCCCATCAGCTGTTAGCCTCCTTTTGACAGCCAAATTTGCTGCATGTCATTGGTGTCTTGCATCCCTTGCAGGGCGTGAACTTGCCTTTGGTTTTATAAGCCATCTGTTAGACCCTTCTGTCGGTTGCCATGAACATCCCTAAGTCCTCAGACTGAAGGCGCTTGATGATCTCTTGTCCTGTGGCTTCCCACATATTGAACCCTTCACGCAGCCACTTCTCAGCCACTACTGTTGGAATAGATGCAACCTTGTGGAACTCCCCCATAGGCTTCGATGTACTCTCGTTACGAGCGTCTTTGAGGTCGTCTAGGAATGCTTGTGTGATATTCTGAGTATGCTTTCTGACTAAAGCGTCACTCTCGTGGATGAAGTCAGTATTCGATTGGATTAACTTTGTGGTCACTGGGAGCCCCTTTGGTCTCCTTCAATTCCAC